TTGATGTTCCGATTGAGAAACAAATATCAATAGATAAAGTTTCAACCAAAGGATTAAAGTCTGAAGAGTACGCTAATACATCAGAGAGTAAGTTAGATAAACTAAGGAAATTACGCCGTGGCAATTAAACCAATAACAAATGAAAATGCTGGATACGAGTCAAATGTAAATCGTGCTGAACAAACCAGCATAAGAAGTGAGAAAGGAAATCCTAAAGTAGTCATTAAGAAACCAGGTGGTCAAAATGCTGGTAAGGGATTTTCTATTGGTTTAAAAGAAATAGATACTGCTGTTATCAAACACATCCGAAATATAATGAAACCAAAGGTAAGAGAACAAAACGAAATTATTTCTGTACCTGTTCTTTATGGTAATGAAGAAAGATGGAAGTCTATAAAAGCTAGAGGAACACTAAGAGATAAAAACGGTGTAATAATTTTACCGATGATAGTGATAAAAAGAACATCGGTGGGGTTTGATGATGCTATGCCTCTTTCATTTGATAACGATGTAAGGGGTAGATTTGTATCTGTTGTTCGTTCAAGTAGTGGTTGGAGTAAAAATAATAGATATGATAGGTTTGCTGTTTTAACAGGTCAAAAACCAGTTCAAGAATTTGTCAAAACTGGTATGCCAGACTTTGTAAGATGTAACTATAGTATTGTTATGATGACATCTTTTATAGAACAGATGAATGATTTAAATACACTTTGGATAGAACATTTAGAAACTTACTTTGGTGACCAAACTAGTTATCGTTTTCTATCATCACTTGATGGTGATATATCAAACGAAATAGAAATGGAATCACAAGGTGAGAGAATGATACGAAACGAATTCAGTATGACTATTAAAGGATATATGATACCTGAATTTACTGATAATGTATTTGGTAAAACTGCTGAATTGGGTAGAGCTTATACACCAAAAAAAGTTACTTTTTCCGAAAAACTTTTATAATTATATATGTATATAATTGTTATAACAAACTAAATTAGAGGTTTTTAAAATGTCAGAAATTAAATTTACAGAAGAAGAACTACAGTCTCTTCAAGAGCTTTCTACTAAGTCTAATGAAATTACCAATAGATTTGGTCAGTTAGCTATTGCTAAGATTAACTTAGAAAAACAATCTGAAGTAGTTGAAGAAGAAGAGTTTAAACTTCACGAAGAGTTAGAAAATCTTAAAAAAGAAGAACAAGAAACTCTTAAGTCAATTACCGACAAGTATGGACCTGGTTCATTAGATCCACAAACAGGAGTATTTACTCCGTCTGTAGAGGTTCAACCTTCCAAAGAAGAAAAATAAAAATAACTTTCTCTATCTTTCCAAAATTAGGTAATATTTATATATGAATAATTGTATTAAATCTTACCTAATTTTTGGAGACAGCAAATGGCTGAAAAAATTCTATCACCAGGTGTATTTACAAATGAAATAGACCAATCGTTTTTACCCGCAACTGCCGGTCCTATTGGAGCAGCTGTTGTAGGTCCAACTGTAAAAGGTCCTATCCTTGAACCAACTATGGTTAACTCTTACTCCGAGTTTGTTAACATATTCGGTGAGATAATAGAAAGTGGTAGCGACAATTATCAATTTTTAACATCACATACTGCTAAAGAGTATCTAAGAGTAGGTGGTCCTCTAACAGTTGTTAGGGTTGCTGAACCTGAAGGTAACACAGCAAAAGCTACTGCAAGAATTTTAAGTGGTTCTAATGAAGACCAACAAATAGCAACTCTTGCTGGTACTGAAAAAGAGTATTTTACTCTTGAAGCTTTAGGAGATGGTCCTCAGTTTAATAATTTTGTAGGAACTGGTTCAAACTTTGGTGCAAATAATTCATTACCTTTAAGAACACATTCTGCTACAAATGACCAACTTCTTTCTGGTAGTTACGGTGGAAGAGTTGATAATTTTAGATATGAAATAAGTCAAAGAAATTTAGCAAAAGGGACTTTTACATTACTCCTTCGTCAAGGTAATGATGCAACTAATAGAAAAATAATCATTGAAACACATGAAAATCTAAGTTTAGATCCTACATCAACTGATTTTATTTTAAAAAGAATCGGAAACCAAACAACAACTGTTGTTGTAGAAGATGGGGTTGCTTATAATAGACCAAGTGGTGATTTTCCAAATAAGTCTAATTTTGTTAGAGTAAGTAATCTACCAGACTCTTCTAAAACACCAAATTATTTGGATGATCAGGGAAATATAAATGATGCTTATGATGCTTCTTCAATCCCAAATGTTGGTAGTGGAAGTTTAGGTGGTGCTTTTGGAGGTGGTTTTGATGCTGCAGCAACTCCAAAAGAAACTGTCTCAGCTCAATATGGACAAATTGCTGGTTCAAATGGCGATGAAAATCAAAAACACCCATTTAAATTTTATGGTGATATAAGTAGTGACAATTCACAAGGTGTTGATATGGCAGCGTCAGCTACTAAACCTGCTGGTGTTAGTCAAGGTGGTGGATATGCTACTGCTATTAGTATCTTGAGTAACAAAGATGAGTATGATATAAATCTGCTTTTCATACCTGGTGTAATTGACCAAGCCGTAGATGCTAATCATAATTCAATTATAGGACAGGCAATCGAAATGTGTCAAGATAGAGGTGATTGTTTCTTAGTATATGATAATGTTGCTTTGACTTCTAATGTGGCTACTGCAAAAACAAATACTGAAGCTCGTAACTCAAGTTATGCTGCTACTTATTATCCTTGGGTACAGATTCAAGATGCTACCGCTGGTGTAAACAGATATGTCCCACCATCAGTTGTTATTGCTGGTGTGTACAACTTTAACGATACTGTTGGACAACCTTGGTTTGCTCCTGCTGGATTGAACAGAGGTGGTATTGATTCTGCGGTTAGGGCATACAAAAAATTAACACAGGCAAATCGTGATGACTTGTACGATTCAAATTCAAATCCGATTGCTACCTTTCCTGGTCAAGGTGTTACTGTCTTTGGACAGAAAACAACACAGAAGAAAGCTTCTGCTCTTGACCGAGTAAATGTAAGAAGATTGTTAATTAATCTTAAGAAGTTCGTTGCTAACTCTTCAAGAAATCTTGTGTTTGAACAAAATACAAATTCCTTAAGAAATCAGTTTTTAAATACTGTTAATCCTTACATGGAAGAAGTTCAAGCTAATAGTGGACTGAATGCTTTTAGAGTTGTGATGGATGATACTAATAATACACAAGAGACAATTGATAGAAATCAATTGATAGGACAGATATTTATACAACCAACAAGGGCTGCTGAATTTATTGTGCTAGACTTTGTTGTTCAACCGACAGGCGCTGCTTTTCCTGAATAGTTTTTAGGGAAATAGATATTTATTACTATAGGAGATAAATAATGGCAACAGTAACACCACAAGAATTATTTTACACACCGTATGAACCGAAATTAAAAAATCGGTTTATCATGGAGCTTGGAGATACAGGCATACCTGCTTTTACAATCAAGACGATGCAAAGACCACAAATAACTTTTGATGAAGTTGTTTTGGAACACATGAACATCACAAAGTATGTAAAAGGTAAAGGTAGATGGCAAACTCTACAGATTACTTTGTATGACCCGATTGTACCTTCAGCTGCTTCAGCTGTAATAGATTGGGTAAGACTACATCATGAAAGTTCTACTGGTCGTGATGGGTATCAAGACACTTATAAGAAAAATGTTACTTTTCAAGTTTTAGGACCTGTAGGTGACATTGTTGAAAAGTGGACACTACACGGTACTTACATCTCAGATGCTGCTTTTGGTGATTTAGACTTTACTGATTCTAATCCTGTTGAAATCACATTAACCTTAAGATACGATTACGCTATATTGGAGTTCTAATGAAAAACATATTTAAATTAATACTTTCTGCTGTAATTCTTTTTGGTGCTGTTCCTACTGTTAATGCTATGGAAATGAACATGGCTGGTATGGAAGAAATCAAAAAGAAAAAGAAAACCAAGAAGAAGAAAATGAAGAAAAGTAACAAGAAGCAGAAAAAAGGTTTCTTTTCAAAAATCTTCGGTTCTAAGTAGTACATAGTTATAAAAACACTAAGGAGTTATAATGTCAGAACATAAGTTCCCTACGGAAGTTATAGATTTACCGTCTGGTGGAAAAGTATATCCAAAAGATTCACCACTTTCTGAAGGTAAATTAGAATTAAAATATATGACCACACGAGAAGAAGACATCCTTATGTCTGAAAATCTTATCGCACAAGGTGTGGTTATTGATAAATTATTAGATAGTTTGATAGTCACACAAGGTGTTAAACAAGAACAATTAGTTTTAGGTGATAAGAATGCTGTATTAGTTGCTGCTCGTATTCTTGCTTATGGTCCACACTACACTTGTCAAGTGACTAATCCAAACAATCTTGAAGAAAAGATTGAACATACGTTTGACCTTACTGAGTGTCCTTTTAAAGAGGCAGTTGATGGTGTTGACTATGATAATAACTCTTTTGATTATGAAACACCGATTGGTAAAAATAAAATAAAATTTAAATTACTTACTGGTGTAGAAGAAAAATTAATTGAAAAAGATTTAGAACAATCTAAAAAAGTTGGATACAATTCAGGTATTACAACTAGACTTCGATATACAATCACAGAAGTAGATGGTGATAACAAACAAGATACTATTTCAACATTTTCACAAAATATGTTGGCTCGTGATTCTATGGCATTGAGAAATTATATTGAACAGATTTCTCCCGATATTGATTTGACATCGGAAATCCAAATAGGAGGTGAAGCTGTGAGTGTGTCAATCCCACTTACAGTTGAGTTTTTTTGGCCTAAGTCCGTCTAATAAATTAGACATACATCAATCTATATTTTACTTTATTTATGGAACACCTGGCTTCACATTTAGTGATGTCTACAATATGCCTGTCCATTTAAAAAACTTTTATTTACGAGAGTTTATGGATTTTAAAAAGAAAGAAAAAGAAAAGATTGATAACGCACAACCAAAATCACAACCCACAATCCCTCGTAGATTTTCCCCCAAATAACTCTTTTCTTTATATTTATTAGTGTATAACTAATCCTTAGAGTATTATGGCAGATTTCGAAAAAGATAAACAACGACTTAAAGAGATAAATGACGAGTTAGAGAAAAGAACTCGTAGAACAAAGGTTTATATTGCCCTCGAAGAAGAAGCTGCTACCCTCAAAGCCAGACAATTAGAAACTCAAAAAAAGTTAAATAGAGAATTTCAGTTAGGTGCTAAATCACAAAAGATAGCAACAGACTTAACCGAAAAAAGAAAACAAGTTGAAAAAGATAATGACAGGTCTATATCTAGTATTGTTCAGAATTTAGCAAAGGGTAATATAATACAAGCTGCTGGTTTAGATAAAACAAACTCTCTAAGAAAAAAAGAAAATGATTTAGCTAAAGGAGCTGAAAGTCTTGCTAAATCTCAATTAGTCACCAATTTGAAAACAGGTGAGCAAAGACTTGGGATTAGAGATTTAACACAAGAGATTGCCGATGGGACTGTCCAAGATAAAGAAGAAATAGAAAATAGACTTGATGTCTTAGGTATTGAGGGAAACTTAAAAGAAAAATTATTAAGTAGAAGTTCAAATTTATTAGACCTTGCAGGAAAGACTACAAAAGAAACTGCTCTTTCTTCTGCTAGAATGGCTAAATTTTCAAAAGGAATCGCGGGAGCCGGTGCTGTTTTTGCTGCTCTTTTTGCCATAGCCCAAAAGTTTGCTGGTTCAATTGATGCCATAGGAAAACAATTTGGTAGTTTAAATGTATTGGGTGATGATTTTACAAATGAACTGTTAAGTTCTCAAGAAGCAGTTGTAGGGATTGGTGCGAGTTTAGAAGATGTTGTTGCTACAACAAATGAATTATCATCTGAATTTGGTTTGTCATTAGATGAAGCCGTAGATTTATCTGCTCAAGTTATTGATACTGCGAGAGCTGTTGGTTTATCAAATGAAGAGGCTGCAAAGTTAAGTGGTATTTTACAAACAACTTCTGGTTTGAGTGGTGAACAAGCTGAGAGATTAACAGAGGGTGCTTTTCAATTAGCTGCTGCGAACAGAGTTAATCCATCTGCCGTATTAAGAGATATGGCTGCTTCCTCTGAAACATTTGCTATGTTTTCTGAAGATGGTGGTGATAATCTTGCAAAAGCAGCAGTTCAAGCTAGAGCCTTAGGTTTGTCATTAGACACTACTGCGAAAATAGCAGAGGGTTTATTAGACTTTGAAAGTTCAATAACCAAAGAAGTAGAAGCATCAGTATTAATTGGAAGACAACTAAATTTTCAAAAGGCTAGAGAATTAGCACTAAATAATGATATTGAAGGTGCAATATCAAGTGTTGTTAAACAATTAGGTAGTGAAGCTGAATTTAATAGATTGAATTCAATACAAAGAAAAGCTATTGCGGATTCAATAGGTGTAAGTGTGGCAGACATGGCAAAGATGGTGGCTAATCAAGAGAAATCTGATATGTTAGCTGGAGAAACAGCAAAGTCTTTCGCTGATATAATTGGTAAAGATGCTATGTCAGAATTAACTGCGACTTTAAATGAATTAAAAATATTTGGTGTTGCTATTGCAAACACATTAGGTCCACCTTTAATGTTAATTGCAAAAGTTCTTAATATCGCATTAACTCCTTTAGGAAATCTAATAAGTGGTATATCCTCGGGTATTAGGGGAGTGAACGACTTTCACACAGGACCTGGTGGTATCACGACAATGATGGGACCTGCTGGTATATTCAGTTTAAACCCAAGAGACTCTGTATTGGCAACAACCAATCCAATACCTGTTAGAAGAGTCAACGAAGTGGGGCAAAATCTTTCTTTTGGAAATGCAGGAGAATTCATGCCAGGCACTGGTGGTAATATGAATTTTAATGTAAACTTTGAATCTGTACTAGAAGGAGACAAAGTAAGAGCTTTGGGTTCTGCTCCTTTGGATGGTACTAACGGAAGCACAGATGTATATAGGACACGAACATAGGTAGTTGAGATGGCATTAGAAAATTTAAAATCGGCATACAACAATATAGGTAAAAATGAAATCAATCGTGGTAAAAGAAGGTTAGAAGGTAGACTTAAAAGAGATCAATTGGTTAAAGAAACTGAAGACTTAATACGAGGTCGTGAAGCTGAGAAAT